AACACGATCTGTCATAATATATCCTTAAATAAATGGTACTGTTTGTCCGTTATGTGCTAGTCTAAACATAATTTGTAAATTGGCTCTCATACCTTTGTCATGAACTATTCCGCCCCTATGTAATCCAGCTGGATCAAAGAACATTATATTACCTTGATCAGAAGTATATTTTTTTTCTTTAGTAAACATATCATTAACATTGTCTTGTAAAAATGCACCTATATTAGCACACTTCTGCATAGTTCTTGGTAATTTAAGAAACTGATTTCTTTTCTCATCATTTTCTAGATAATTAGAAACACTAACTGATTTAGCAATCACACGATTAAATGGATCATCATTCCATTTATGACTACCTTCTATATATGAGAATGGACCATTATCATTTGTGACTTCGTTAAGATAGAAGATACATTTAAGCATACCATTCTTTGGATCAAAATGTAAATTTTCATATGGTGTAGGAGTTTGATCAGCCATCGTCATTTGCCAATGTTGATCATCATGTTTGCATACGTGTAATGTAACACCTTCTAAAATCATCGAATAATTAAAATATTCTTTTGCTGCATCTAGTATACCATATTTCTGAAATATATCATCTAAATCAATATAAAGTTCCCTATCGACATTCCTCACATAACGTTGTTCATTATCATACCCCATACCTTGCCATACGTTACCCTGCTTTATGAGTTCTTCTATATCTAATGTTATATGGCGAAGAACAAGAGAAACATCCTCTTCTTTTATTTTTAATTGAATACATCCATTCTCATAAAAATCATCATACCATTTTGGGCTATTACTACTCAATATTGAATATTGGCTGATTGTAGCTGTTGTACATAATTCAGTATGTATTTCTTTATATAATCGGTTAACCATATTCTCTGGAACACCTTGATTATATAACCTCTGAAGAAGCGGCATCAAATTTGTATATGGAGAAGTATCTAATAAGTTATATACAGAATGCTTATGTTCATATAGTTTATCAAATTCATTTTTAATATCTATGCCTAAAGATTTACTATCTTCTGATTCTGGTTCATCCCATTTATTCTTAAACCAACTATGAATAGTAGGATCAAACCAAGGGAAATGTAAATCTTCAGATACTAAATCCAATTTACTCTTCATGATTTTAGTCTTTCAGTCGCCATATCTTGAGTGAATGGCCCATGAGAATCTAGAAGTTCTGTCATACTCATAGTATCCCAATCACGGATTAAAGGTTGAAATAGTTTATTGACATTAGACCATTCTTCAGTAGTTAAAGCATCTAGAGGACCATACTTATCCCCAACAAAATTCCTAACATCATGATCTTCTACACAAAGAAAATCAAACACCTCTTTTCTAGCGTTTATAGGATTATCGAAGAAATTTTCATATTTAATAGGAAGAATGTCTAATTCGTTTCTGGCTTCAACTAAAAAGTTCCATGCTGATATCCATATGTTACAAGCTTCATTGAAGTCTCGGAACTTCCATAAGTCTTTACCTTGCTCGACTAATTTAGTCCTATGTCGAAACGAATTAATCACCCACAATGGATTGCGAGTGATGTGTACATATTTAATTGGTCCAACACGTTTGTTTAGTTTGTATAAATCTTGCTGAAAATAGAAGGGTAATTTTTCACCAATTACCTTTAAATCTTTATCAGGAAATACAGCTTCAAACATCGACTTGATAACGTGTCGCTGATGACCTTTTTCTTTTTGGGGAATATATTTAAGAAAATCTTTTGTAATGACAGTTGAGCCAGGCCTCTCATTAGCATTGATATTACCTATCCAGCCTTTAGCTCTTGTATTAGCTTCTTTATAGAATAGATCATCAAATTTATCTATAAGCGTAAAGAAATTATACTCTGGAAACATAGCAATGTTTGGATGCTGATTAAAAACTTCAAGAAATGCAGTAGTTCCGCTACGAGGACAACCGCCATTACAAATCCACTGTGTCATATTATACTCACCTTTTGCAGTATTGTTTATTCCAAATCCAACAATCTAATTTAGATGCTTTTTTAGCAATATAATATAAAAAACAACTGTGCCAAAACCAATGATTATAACGAGTGCCATGCATAATATTCATACTCGCTTTTTCCCTATATTATACTTAGCTGTTAATGTCCAATCATCTTTTTCTTTATAGGGTAAGACTTTAATTTGACTTAATGGAGCAATCGGCTCTTTTGAATCATCATTGATCAAATCAATTAAACCCCATTCGGCAAGTAAATTTGATATTGTGTTCCGTCGTGCTTTATCGTTGTCTGAAAAATTAGTAGGTTTGCCATCTAGTGCAAACAATTCTTTGAAATGCACAATATAATATCTGCCTTGCTTATGTAGAATGTGGCACGATTGATATATTGTCTTATCTTTTCTAGAAGCTACGCCTATACGGGTTAACGTTTCTCTTACTTTAAGAAAGTCATCATCGCTCTTTAGGCCGACCTCAATCATCTCCTGAGTGCTTGTTGCCATTTTTACCACCTCGTTGTACTTTATGATGTAGTACTTTTAATTGTTCTTCAGAAAGTACCGAGAGGGCTTCTATAGCTTTAGTATTGTTATAACCATAATACTCTTTAATTACAGAAACATTCTCAGAACTTTCGTTCTTAATCCACTTCGCAAATCGCTTTCTTGGTCGTATATTATTTAGTAAATAGTCAAACTGCATTTTCTTATCGAGGTGGTGCCTCTGATTCATCTCATTAGCTTGTAGTACAGAGTCATTATGGTACGAGAATGCACGATTAGATAGAAAAGGATTATAATCTTTCTCCATAAGAGCATCATTATCTGTGTCAGTCATTATATCTTTATGTGTATTGATAGCAGTCACGTAATCAAAAGGTTTAATCATTGACCACACCATGTAGAATTGGAAAAACTTTTCATTTCATTAACAATAACAGGATCATCAAACGAATGCAACAAATTCATTCTACCCCTATTTAAAAGATACATGTCTCGACCATCCTTTGTTGCCCTAGTGCGAAATTTTCTAGTCTCTTTGGGCGCTTCCCATATCTTAATGACATCAGACTTAGAAGAAGGCGCTTCTACAAAAATTAGTTTATCAACATTCCTACACTTTGTCAATTGATTTTTTTTCATTGTGAAAGAATTTTCTGTATAAAATGGTATTTGCGTCTTCACTTCACATGTTTCACCATCTACAGTCATATCTTTGACGTTATCATATGTAGATAGGCTTTCTTCTACAGTGTGACCAAGGCTACGAAAGAAACTACTTACTAGTTTCTCCCCAGCCATACCCAACTGATTCATTTTCAATTTATCAGACATAATTACTTCCATTCACATTCGACCATTAACTCGGTTAGACAAGCCATCATATTCAATTCGTGATCAGCCACAAATGCGGCCTTGTATTGATAGTCTGCTAGAATTACGACAATCTGTGGTATACTTTCTGGCTTGGCATACGCACTGGCTTGATTGTATATTCGCCGAAAGATATCTGTCACATTACCATCAATATTTCTCCCGACCCATTTACGAACATCTGTAAATTTCTTACCCTTCAGATGTTCCATCAACTCTTTCATATTTTCATCAGATATATTGACAAGTATACCAGCGTCAATTTTACCTGTAGCTGCATAGCGTTGAAGTTCATTTAGCACTCTGCGATTATCAGGAAAATACTTCATGATAATCTCTACTAAACATTTTTGGTCGTAATCTACTCCTTCTGTTTCTAATATATTGATAATACGATCCATAAAAATTCTCGCCATTTTGGGCTTATCTTCTTTATGCAATGTAAAATTAATAACACTACAGCGACTATGGAGGGGCGCTATAATCTTGTTAGCAAAGTTACAAGTAAGAATGAAGCCACAGTTCCTACTAAATTCTTCCATAAAAGCACGTAGAGCGGGTTGTGTGCTTTCTGGATTGATATAATCCGCTTCATCAAGTATCACATACTTTCTACCTCCAGCAAGAGATACCGATGAAGCAAACTGTTTAATTTTCACACGAAGTGTGTCGATGGTTCTTCCCTCATCTGAACCATTTATCAACATATAATCGGTACCTAATTCTTCAAGCATAGCTCTGGCGATAGTAGTTTTACCAACACCAGAGCCGCCTGATAGAAGTAGATTAGGAATATTTTTTTGATCAACGAAATTTTGAAATGTTGTCTTTAAATCTCCTGGTAGAATTGTTTCACTAACTGTCTTTGGTCGATATTTCTCAACCCATAAAAAATCATCACGCACCATAAGAAGAATCTGCCTCCGTTGCTACCCAATATTCAAGTTCACAATTAGCATTCTTAAAATGTCCAACACCCTTCGATGAAATGCTGACATTATACTCACCGTTCATGAATCGTAAGTTTTCTGTGCGGAAGATCATATTAAAGTTTGCATCTGTATTACCAACAATGCATGAGAATACATTGCTACTGGTGTTCTTCATATCAGACGCAATCAGTTTAATCTGTTTACCATCACCAGCAACCACAATTTCGGGAAGCTGAAGTTGATGCGCTGCTTTGACCACATCTTTATAATCATCTTCAGACAATACAAAAGAAACCTCTGCACTAGAGACATCGATATTCTTTTCGGGTGGTGTAGTGATCATATTAGCATCAGTATACGTGAAATTACCTGTCCGAGAATTATCATCAACAATTGTCAAGTGACTATCGTTAAATGCAATATCAGGATCTTCAAATAGACTGATAAATCCTAGCAGCGTGTTTAATTCATATACTGCGAAGTCTCGCGGAAAACTTTCTGCTACAGTGGCCTGTGCTAGAATGTTCTTCTGTTCCGAGATTGTTCGGAGTACACTACCTTCACTGAAAGCAATTGAAGGGTTAATAGTAGAGAAGTTCCGAAGAACATCTACTGTTTCATCACAAATTTTCATATCATTCATCTCCATTATCAAGAATACTTAAAGCGATTATAGCATAATGCATTATCTTTAGCAAGTCTTTTTTGTTTTTACCTTCCTTTTTTCCGTAGCGTTGGGCATATTTAATGATGTTGCCCATACAAAAACCATCACCGTGGCTACAGTCTACAATGAACTCCATAGACTGAAATTTATTTTTAGAATAGTGACCATCATATGTGCTATCAATATATTTTTTCAGTTCTTTAATAGCTTGGTCTTCATCAAACTTATAATCTATTTTATTATAAGTTTCGTTATATCGTTCTCCGGCGGGATGTTTATAACTGGCAACCATTAAGTCTGTTATTTTCTTATCATCATATTCTTTTACTGTTTCCTTGGGCTTATCTAAATTACCAAACGTACCTGGTTGACTCATTTCTACCTCAATTCTTTTTCATATTTTTAATCATTTCAGGATCAGCAGTTGCTGACGCACCAAGCCGCGCTAAGTCTGGTAGACTACCACCGAACACATATGAACCACAATGCGACAATTTCATCCAAGGACACAGCCATGTCGGAACCCCAATCTTTGTCATCCATTGGCAGAACATATAATCTTCTGATAGATACCTCTTAGACTCTGGATCGATAAGAGCATCAAAGTATGCCATGATTTCACGGCTACCATCAAACGATTTAGTTCGGATATGATCTGGAATATATGACATTTCTGGATATGCAACATCAAATTTCTTAAACGTATCTTTCTGGATCATCATGAAACCCGTGCCGCCCTCTAGAACTTCGACAGGCTCATCTAGCTTAATTTCACTAGTACCATCAGCAGGATTGAAAACAAAGTCACCAACGAACTTCTCCAACTCTCCTGGATTTTCATCAGCATAACCCTTATCGACAGCCCGCTTGATCTTCTCCCATGAAATAACTTTCTTAGGATAAGGGCCACATAAGATTTCTTTTCGGGTAGCTTCATCTTCATCAGGATCAGATAGAGCCAACAGCGATAGAACATCGTTTGGATCAAATGCAATATCACTATCAATAAACATTAGATGTGAATAATCACTCCGTAGG